TCCGGACCCGTGCCGAGTCGCTCGAGCAGCGGCTGGCGGAGACCCAGCAAGAAGCGCGGTCGCGGCTGGTACGCGCCGAGCTGAAGGTCGAGGCGATGCGGGCCGGCATGGTAGATCTGGACGGCTTGAAGCTGCTCGATCCTGGCGATGTGCAGCTCAGCCCGGACGGCGAGATCGCCAATGGCCCGCAGCTGATGTCCCAGATGAAGCGCGCCAAACCGTGGCTGTTCGGTGGCGCTTCATCGTCCAGCCCCTCGAATGCACCGCCGGCGCAACCGCCGCGGCAGAAACTGGCGACCGAGATGACCGATGAGGAATATCGAGCTGCAAGAGCGGCATTCCTAAAACTGCACCCGTAGAAATCTCCGCTCGTGAGCTACAAGCTCGCCGCGTTCGATCCAACATCAACCACGCTGAAGGAATCCCCGGATGGGCATTCAGAACTTCCCGGCCGCCTTGCAGCCGATCATTCAACAGGGCTTTCTCGAGCGCGAATTTCAGCAGGCATTGCAGTCTCGCCTTGGTTACCGCGCGTGCGCCGATCGGGTGAAGATTTCCGTCGGAATAGGCGAAACACTCACCAAGACGCGGGCCGGCCTGAAGCCCAGCATAACCACGCCGCTCGCTGCCAGCACGAACACCAACTTCGACAACGGACTTACGCCGGCCAGTTGGGGTGTGGAGCAGTACACGATCACGATCAATCATTATGCCGCCACGACCGATCTGAACATGGTCACCAGCCGGGTCGGCATCGCCTCGCAGTTCTTGCAGAACGCCTTTGTGAACGGTGAACAAGCCGCACGGAGCCTGGACGAACTGGCGCGCAACGCGTTGTTCAGCAGCTATTTCGGCGGCAACACCCGCGTGCGCACCACCCTCGGAAGCCCCGGCACGAATATGGCGGTCGACGATATTCGCGGCTTCCAAAATGCGTTCGTCAACGGCACGCAGCAGCCGGTTTCTCCGGCGAACCCCCTTACCGTCACAGTCGGTGCGAACGCCTACACACTGATCGGTGCCACGGCGGACACCACCAACGCCTCGACTGCACCCAACGGAGCCTCCGGTATCCTGGCGTTTTCAGGGAATGTCTCTGTCTCGGACGGTACCTCCGGCAACGCCGTGGTTGCAGCAAACGCCTCCGTCATCGTCAGGCCGTCGCAACGTGGCAATACGTCCGCACTCACGGCAGGCGACATGCTGACGATGTCGTGCTTTCTCGACGCGGTCGCGAAGCTGCGACTGAACGCAGTCCCGGAGATAGATGGCGTTTACAACTGCTACCTTGATCCGGTTTCGGCCCGCCAGCTCTTTGCCGACCCCGACTTCAAGCAGCTGTTTCAGGGCGCCACATCCGCCAATCAGGTCTTCCGTCAGGGCATGACGAACGACTTCCTCGGGCTTCGCTTCATCCCGACGACGGAAGCCTTTGTCCAACCGCATCCGACATTGGCCGGGCTCATGGTTCGCAGGCCGATCATATGCGGTCAGGGTGCGCTGATTGAGGGTGACTTCGCCGGCATGGCAGCCGACGACGTGATGCCGACCGACTCCATCGTAGCCGTTGTGGACGACGTGGCGATGGTGACGCGCGAGCCGATCGACCGCCTCCAGCAGATCATTGCGCAGTCGTGGTATTGGATCGGCGGGTTCTGCGCACCATCGGACACCACGACAAACCCGACCACAATCCCTACGGCGACGAATGCCGCCTTCAAGCGGGCGGTCATGGTTGAACACATCGGCTAGCGGAAGGATATCGGGATGGCAATCGGCTCCATAGCTCCATTCCGGCCGACCGGAACGGTTTCGCTCAGCGCGGGGACAACGTCGGCGACGGTGCAGCTCGGCGGTGGCGGCGATTCCATGGTCGTCACCAATTCGAGTTCCTCGCTCGCCTACGTGCGCTTCGGCGCAGACCCTTCGGTATCGGCCTCGACGGCTGATATGCCAGTGATGGCCAACGCCAGGGTGATGCTTTCGGTCAACTCACTGATCGGCTATGCCGCAGCGGTGCTCGTGGCAGGCAGTGGCTCGATCCTCTTTACCCGTGGCGATGGATGCTTTGTCTGATGGCATTCACCGAAGCGGAGAAGACCGACATCCGTCGCTTCTGTGGGTATGCTGCCTACGGCGCGGCGCCCGCAGGCTTCGAATCCTGGCGCTTTTTTCAGGCCTACGGCCTGATGGAATTCCGTATGAACAACCTATCGGACGCTGAGGCCGCCATTGTCCGGCGCTACCTTGGCACGCTTACGGTGCTGGAATTCGCGATCCCACGGGCGAGCGATAACCTGGATACGGACCAGGCAGCAGTGTGGACGCACAACCGCGACGAACTGCGTGACCGCGCGAAGCTGTTCGACGATTGGCGCCGTCGACTGTGCGGGTTCTTTGGCATCCCGCCGGGGCCCGCCCTGGTCGACGGGGCCATCTCCCTGGTGGTGTAGGACGCACGCGTCGTGGACCCCGCACGTCTGCAGGACCGCATCCATTGGGCGCGGAATGTCGCCGCGCGCGCGGTCGGCGTCCGGACCGATGCCTACCGGCCATCCGGCACGTCGGAACCGTTGGATCCCACAAATCGTTACCTTCGCCTCCACGCCGCATTTACCGCGCCCGACGGCAGGTTCACCCGCGCGAACGCCTATGGCGATGCGCTTTGGTACGGGGTATTCGACGCGGCCTATACCAGGCCCGGCGATTACCTTGTCCAGGAAGAGGCCGTTTGGTTCATCGCTGCCCAGCAGCGGCTGTCACCGGCCCTGTGCGTCAGAACGAACAGGACAGTGGCATTCTGGCGCCCGGCCGCACCGACCAATACCGGGGTAAACACCTATGGCGGCGTCACGACCGCGACCAATGCGGCATTGCTGACGAACTGGCCCGCCAGCGTGCTCGGTGCGTCGGGCAGAGGACAGCCGGAGAGCGATCTGCCAAGTGACAGCGCGATCCCCTATTGGACCGTGCTCCTGCCGGCGTTCCCGGGCGTAACCCTGCGTCCGTCGGATCTCATGACGGATGATCTTGACCGCAATGCCGTCGTCGCCGCGGCCGAGCTGACCGAGCTTGGCTGGCGCATAACAGCAAAACAGGCAACGACCTGATGGCCGATCAGTCCGACGTGGAGAATGCACTTGTCGGTGTCGTCTCCAGCGCTCTGTACCCGCACGGAACGGACGCCGGCAGTGTACCCGGGCCGGACTGCCGCATTTACCGTGGTTGGCCCAATTCCTCAGCCTTGGACAAGGACCTGGCGGTAGGGAAGATCAACGTCACGGTGTTTCCGGGAGCCGGCGCTGGCCGCACCACGACACGCTATGCCGAACAATGGGTTGCACCCCCGGCCCAGCCGTCGCTGACCGCCGTGGTCACCGGATGTTCGGTGACGTTTGGCGGGACAGCCGATACCGGTCAGGTCGCGGGTATCCTCGTCGATCGCCGGAGTTATACCTACCGCACCCAAGTAGGCGACACGCCGGAATTGGTGGCCGCCAATATGGCAGCCATGGCGCGCGACAACTCGATGGTTCAATTGTCCGGACGCACGATTGCGATTTCCGGCGCAGGCAGCCTGATCGCACGCGTCGTGGCGGACGCGCCGGCTCAGCAGGAAGTCCGCCGCCAGCAGCAGGACTTTCGCGTCACGTGTTGGTGCCCAACACCGACCAGCCGTGACATCGCGGCCACTGCAATCGACCAGTCATTGAGCAACATCCGTTTCCTTGCGTTGCCGGACAGCACGCAGGGCCGGGTGATCTATACCGGTACAACCGTGTTCGACCAATCGCAGAACGCCAGCCTGTATCGCCGGGATCTGATGTACAGCGTGGAATACGCCACGATCCTCGCCGCCTCGCAGTCCACCATGCTGTTCGGCAACCTCGTGCTCAACGCCGCGAGCTTCACCGCCTGAGTATCTGGAGACTTCAACAACATGCATCTGATCGTGGTGAGGCCGTTCGCCGGCCTCGCGCGTGGTGACGTCGTCGCCGACCCGACACGCATCGCCGAA